CAATTTGAATTTGTTGACGAGATAACCGGAACAAAGGATGTACTTATCAATAAATCCAGAATTGGTTCTGAAGCAGATCAGTTCTTTTCAAATATGTACAAGACCAGAATTAATTACAGCGAAAATGATACTGGTTACTCAATCTATGATCTATTTGCGGATGATAAGTATCTTCCAAGAATGATCAAGGGGGCAAAAAGACATATTCGTAGAGATTCTTTCTACAACTTTGCTCTGTCTTCGATTAAGAATGATCCAAAGTATTCAATCATAGATGTATCTACTGGCGATGAATGGATGGAAGCATTCTTCAGTAGTCCTGAAATTTTCCAGGGGTATGATTTTATTCTGGAGAAGAACAAGAAGAAGAATGGACTCAATACTGGTTACTTTCAATTGGAACAATCAAGAATATTGTCTCTAGACAAAGATCTATTTCTTAAGTGGAAATCCAAACTTTCTTATCGTCATTATTCAACCTTTGACATACATAACATCGAGAGTGATGATGTTTTCCATATCAGAGTATATGAAAAGGGACAACGAATATTTCCAAAGTGCTTTCCTTCGTTTAGGATTGGTTATATTCAACCTGCGGTAAACTTCCCACCTCTTACTGCAAAGTTTCTTTATGAAAAATATACTTCACACATTACAGGAAATACTGTACTTAACATTTACGACCCTTCTAGCGGTTGGGGTGGCCGTCTTCTCGGTTGTATGTCTATCTCTGATCGTATTCCTGTACACTACATCGGAACTGATCCAAATAGCGAAAACTGGTTCTCAGAAAGATCATCAAAATACCACAACCTAGCAGAGTTCTATAATACTAAAACATATAGAGGTAATTCTTTTTTTAGTGACACTCATACCTATGAGTTATATCAGTATGGTTCTGAGGAGATAGGAAAGTATATTTCAAAAGAAGTGGATCTTGTATTCACTTCCCCTCCATATTTTAATAGAGAAGCATACTCTAATGACGATACTCAATCATATAAGAAGTTTTCTAATTATGAGTCGTGGCGAGATGGTTTTTTGCGACCGACACTCGAAACCTGTGTAAAATGGTTGAAGAAGGATCGTTATCTTCTTTGGAATATTGCAGATATTCAAATAGGTGGCAAATATTTACCACTAGAAAAAGATTCTAGAGATATTCTGGAAAGTTTGGGAATGAAGTATGTCGAAACAATGAAGATGGCAATGGAAGGAATGCCGGGACAAAATAGATTAGACTCAGACGGCAAACCAAAGTGTAAAAATTATTGCAAAGTTAATAATACATACTTGAAATACGAACCAGTTTTTGTATTCTATAAAGAGTAATGGCAAAGAGAAAAACATTTGAAGAACCAACCCCCACTCCATCAATTGATGTTAAGGAGTACGAGGCAGAGGTTTATAACGCATATAATACTTATCGTGGTATTAGTACATCAAAGGATCATAAGAAATGGGTGACAGAATATGTTGCCGGTTTAAAAAAAGATCCTATGATTTACTCTCACGGTAAGACGAAGGACTATTCTCCATTCGGTATTTGGGCAAGAATGCTACATCGTGGTATTTCTATTCCCGAAACAGAGAAAAAAGTATTTGACGAATTTCTAATTAGATTAGAAAATAAGTATTCGGACTATCTAAAGAGCAAAAAGAAGTCAATTGAAGAACGAACAAAGAAGTTTGCAGATACACTGTGCAAACATCTTGTAGATATTAATATCTTCATTGATGAGTGTTCTACCCTAATTTTGAAAAAGAAAAAGAAAGACATCAATGTAAAGAAAACTTGTGATAAGTTTGAAATTACTCCTGCTTTTTATACAGAGGTTATTCATTTTATAGAAGACAAGTTAAATGAGTTGTACCTTGCGAGGGATAAGAAGGATGATCAATTAGTAGAGGGGTATTCGTACTTTACTAAATCACAATTGGTTTCTTATATTGAAACACAAGAAGAACTTTTAAATTATTATAATTCTAAGATTCAGGAGAAGCGTCAGAGTCGCAAATCAAGAAAGAAAAAGATCAAGACCCCACAGCAAATTGCCTCTAAGGTTAAATATCTTCCATCTTTTAATGGCATTAATTCAATGAAGCCAGAGCAAATTGTTGGATGCTCCTCTGTAGTTGTATTGAATGTTAAGACTAAATCAATTACAGTATATAAAGCAAAGGCAAACGAAACCTTTTCTTTCAAGGGAACAACTCTTTTGGGAGTGGATGAGGAAAAGTCAACTATTAAAAAGATTCGTGGATTTGATAAGTTTATCAAAATTAACAATTTAAATTCTGTAAACTTTAAATATGCCGAAACTCTGTTTTCTTCTATAAATACTAAAGAGTCGAAACCAAAATCAAGAATCAACGAACATTGTTTATTCCTGAGTAGTCAAAAATGAGCGAAGCAGATAATTTACAATTCAATAAAGAATATAGAAAATATGACCCAGATGGTCGCATCATACAATATAAAAAGGGTGATGTTGTTATATTTAATGGAATTAATTATGTTGCCACTAAAACTGTATCTGGTAAATCACCAATTTCAAATAATAGTGGTTGGGAAAGATTAACACAGTCGGCAACATTTTATTGTCAAACTGAAGAACCACAAATATCATTTGAAGGCGACCGTTGGTTTAATCCGGATGTAGGACTTCTTTATACAAGAGTTTGTGATAATGTTGGTCTTCATTGGGTTGCTACTTGACTATTTAATTTATTTGTGATACTATATAAACATGATTTTGCTAGATAATAATCAGATCATTCTTGCCAGTATTTTTGTTGGTCTTAAGAACGATCCAAATGTAACTGAAGATCTCATTCGTCATCAGGTATTGAATTCATACAGAATGATTCGTAGGTTGTTTAATGAAGAATATGGGGAACTGGTGATTTGCCAGGATTCTTCTAATTCGTGGCGTAAGCAATATTTCCCACAATACAAGGCAAATAGATCAAAGAGTCATTCTGAATCTGAATATGATTGGGATGAAATTTATCGCATTCTAAACATTGTGCGCGATGAAGTTCGTGATAATTTTCCATACAAGAATATGCGCGTAGAAAACTGCGAAGCAGATGATATTATTGCGGTTCTTGTTAAGAATAATTCACACAGGGAGAAGATCGTCATTGTTTCCAACGATAAGGACTTTCAACAACTTCAAGTCTACCCTAATGTTAAGCAATATAGCACAATGAAGAAAGAGTTTCTAGAATGCCGGAATCCAAAGTTCTTTCTTCTAGAACATATTCTTCGTGGTGATTCTTCAGATGGTATCCCAAATATTCTTTCCGATGATGATGTTTTCGTGGAGGATCAAAAGAGGCAAAATCGTTTAACTACTAAGCGCATGGAGCAGATGATGAATACCGCTCCTCGGTTTGAGGATCATGTTATTTCTAGAAATTGGGACAGAAATAGCACTCTTATTGATTTTACTTGTATCCCCCAAAATATTGAGAACAGAATTATGGAAGAATATGAAAAGCCTACAGTTGTATCGGATAGGTCAAAGGTTCTCCCCTATATGATCAATAATAAACTAAAGAACCTTATTTCAGTAATAGAGGAGTTTTAATGTGAAACGAGATCACGACCGAGACAGGGATGAAAGACCACTTCGTCGCAAAGACCGTGGATCTATTGATAAGGAAAATACTTCCCGCAAGAGAAATGTAAAGAAGGATTTACAGGAATATGTTGACAACATAAATTCGGGAGAGTATGATGATGACTTCGATGACGATTTCGAGGAATAATATGACAACTACAACAACAAAGATTAATTTTTCAAAGGAAACCCTTTCCGTTCTCAAGAACTTCGCAAGTTTGAATTCAAACATTCTTGTGAAGCCAGGTAATGTTATCAAGACAATTACCCCCTCAAAGAATGGAATGGCAGAAGCAAAGGTCGCAGAGACATTCGATACCGAATTTGGTATCTGGGATCTTAACAAGTTCCTTGGAGTGATTAGTCTTTTCAACAATGCAAATTTTGAATTTATGGAGAAGTATGTTCTTATCTCCGGTGGAGGTTCACAGAAGGTAAAGTATTTTTACTCTGAACCAAAGCTACTTACTACCCCTACCAAGAATGTAAACATGCCAGAGACTGTGGTTAGTGCCACTCTTTCCGGTTCTGACTTTACACAAATTCAGAAGGCGTCCGCAGTTATGCAACTTCCGGATCTTTCTTTTGTGAATAAGGAAGGTTCTATTGTTGCACGAGTTACTGATCTAAAGGATCCAACTGCCAACAGTTATGAAGTTGGTGTTGGTGATTACGATGGTGATGCAGACTTCAAGTTCAATTTCCAAATTCAGAACATCAAGTTGCTTGCCGGTGATTATGACATTAACTTTGCAAAGAATACTGTTGCCGAATTTGTGAATGTCAATACAGATCTTAAGTATTGGTTTGCAATGGAAACTGGTTCGACGTATACTGAGTGATATATGCAAAACAAAGAGAATGAGTTTCTGTGGGTGGAGAAGTACCGCCCACAGACAATTGAAGATTGTATCCTTCCGGGGGAGTTGAAGAAGACTTTCCTTGATATGGTGAAGCGTGGGGAACCACAAAACCTTCTTCTATCGGGTACTGCTGGTATCGGTAAGACTACAGTTGCTCAGGCACTCTGTAGAGATATCGGTGTTGATTCTATGATTATCAATTGTTCAGAAAATGGAAATATTGATACTCTGCGAACTGACATTCGCCAGTTTGCCAGTACCGTATCCCTTTCGGAATCCAAGAAGACAGTTATTTTGGATGAGTTTGACTATTCAAACGCACAGAGCATTCAACCCGCTCTACGAGGTGCGATTGAAGAGTTCTCCAATAATTGCCGATTTATTCTTACTTGTAATTACAAGAGCAGAATTATCGAACCAATTCATTCTCGGTGTACTTGCATTGAGTTTAAGATTCCACAGAAGGAGAAGCCTGCACTTGCCCTAAAGATGCTCGGAAGAATCAATATGATTCTGGAGAAGGAAAAGGTCAAGGTTAGTGATTCTGCCGTTTTGGCACAGCTAATTGCGAAGCATTTTCCCGACTTCCGTAGGATTATTAATGAACTTCAGAGGTATTCTGTCTCTGGTGTGATTGATGAGGGTATTCTATCCAATTTTGTAGAACTGGATATGAAGACTCTTATCGCTGCGATGCGTTCCAAGGACTTTGGAGCGGTTCGTAAGTGGGTTGTAATGAATCTAGACAATTCCCAGACAGAGATCTTCCGTAAGGTGTACGACAGTCTGTATGACTTCCTGAGTCCTCCTAGCATCCCTGAAGCGGTTCTGGTGCTTGCTGAGTACCAATACAAGTCTTCCTTCGCTGCGGATCAGGAAATCAATCTCGTAGCATGTATGACCGAACTAATGATGAGATGTGAGTTTAAATAATGCCGTCTTTGGGTGATTTTCTAAGTTCTATTAACTACAACAAGAAGGATCTTATCAAACAAGATCCTCTTGCCGAAAAGGATTACCTACCTTTCGTGACAAATAGGTGTCTATCTTATTTTCCTGATACTGTTTTTTATGCAAATCAAATGAATCTGATGCCACATTTGGACAAGAAGATGCAATATGATTATTTGCGCGAAAAACTCTCAAGGAGAAGTCGATTCAGTAAATGGACGAAACAGGAAGAAAACCCAGATATTGATGCAATAAAGCAGTATTACGGTTATTCGGTTCAAAAGGCAAAACAAATTCTGCCCTTGCTTTCTGATGAACAGATTGCTATAATTAAATCTCACCTAAATACTGGTGGGCATAAATAATAGAAAGGAAAATACATGAATTTTAATCCAATCTCAGGAATAAGTGGCTCATCTCCGGTGGCAGTTACTTCTATTCCAAAACATAAATCGTTTTTACTTTCAAATATTACCGCATCATCTGCTACAGTTGTCGTAAAATTTATGAAACCAAATGGTACTGGAACTGAAGATTTTTCAATAAGAATAGTTGCAAACGCTGGATCTTTGTTTTTTCCAACAAGACTTCATAGTATAGTTAGTACTACACAAGCAATAAATGTATTATTTTTGATGTAAAATGTTTAACGTACTAAAAGACAACAATATTTCATTACTTTGGAGTTATGAAAATAAAAATTTTTATCCTCTAGGATCTACTTCTGGGATATATGAGGGTGAAATGCCATGGAATGGATCTGTCAATGTTGCTTCTAATAAATCTTTTGTTATAAATTTAGATTCATACAAGCATTCTTCTTGCTTAATTTCTACTTTTTACGAAAGCATAGATGATGTTATTTTGGATTATCAAATTTCTATTGGAAATTTTGTTATGGACGAAAATCCCTACTCCGCCGCAACCGTTTCTGCTCTATATAGAGAAGGAATTTATTATGTTCCATTTAGAATAAATTCTATAACCGTGAATATACAGGAAGTACAAGATACATATGTAAGCGGAGGTACTGCTACTTATGATTTAACGTGGAGTGTTTTGTTACTTTGATAAATTTAAACCAAGAACAAATACAACTTATACAATCGTTGAAGGGGGAAGTTGATAAGATCAAGGTCAACCTCATCCTTGAAAATAAAAAACTTGATCAAATTGCAAATCTATTGATTAAAGTGATGAATGGTGATTATAATGAAAAAAACTCCAATAACTCTACTTCCAGTTGATTTGCGTCTTTATAGGAGAGATTTAAAAATGTCTAATTATTTTAGCTATCGTTTTCTTGCTTTTGTTTCGCTTTTTGCCGCAGTAGTTCTTCATTTCTCATGCTCAGAATTTAATGTGGTTGCTTCTTTTGCCGGTCTTTCGTTTATTTTTCTTGCATATGATAACTTCAGACTAAATTCTCGCATGGAAGAGCGTTATCAGAGCGATTACATTGTTGAGATTGAACGTCGGGTTGATCGCATTGACGAATCACTACACTGCCTTAAGAACAAGTGTAGCGCCCGAACCGAAGTCTGTAATAAGACTCCAAGCGAAGTCTGATTCAAACTAATTTTTAAAAGGAACCCCGCGAAAGCGGGGTTTTTTTATTGTAAATCGAGTTTTTTATAAATATTGCCGTAAATTACGGAGATATTATGGAAAATGATGATGATATTTTTGACGGTTTGGGTGTTGAGATTAAACTCAAAAATAAAGAAGACTTCCTTAAGGTCAAGGAAACTCTTACTCGCCTAGGCGTCTCTTCCAAGCATGAAAAGAAATTATATCAGTCTTGCCACATTCTACACAAACGGGGTAGATATGCCATTATGCATTTTAAAGAAATGTTTTTGATGGATGGTTTAGAAAGTG